AACCTCAATGCCCCACATTTCATCAACATATTTGAGTCCATGTTCTACTATCTGCTCTGCCATTTTAAAACTCTGTTGACTGTAGGGATTGGTGCCTGGTTGTCCCATGTTTCTATCGTTTTCAACATAGTCTTCTAACCACTTGTGCATACGAGTTCCACGGTTGGCGGCTTCTGTGGTTATTTCTCTTGCTTTGGCTTCACCTACTGACTTACGCCAACGATTAAGTGCTTCTTGCTTTTCTTTGGGTTTGGTTTTATCCAAGATTGTAGTAACACTAGGAACTGCTGTGCCATCTGGTAACGTATATAAACGTTTACCTTCTACTGTATTTCTTGAAATTGGTGTGTAATCATATTTTTTTATTAACATAGTTATTCATTATACTTGGTATTTTAAAGATTAGCAAGTAAATACATATATGAGTTTATTCAATACTGGCCTTCATTATAATGTTTATCTCAATATTCCTGAGTCTATAAATTTCTCATGGAATGTCATATATGATGACACAGTATTTGATATTGCTCAATTTACAAATCATCTAGATATAAAAGACAACAGTAGTCTTATAGTTCTATGGGGTGTTGATCGACGAATCAACACCAATGATGTTAGATTTTACGAATTAAATGAATTTTATCACAGTATACCTAATCCTATGGTACTATTTAATGGATGTGTTAATCAGAAAAGTATTTTAGAATTCCCTGTTAAGCAAGTTAACTTTTTTCAACAGTTGAGTAAACAATTTTATCAACCCAGAAACGTTGTATTAGAAAAGCATAAAAAGTTCTTATATAGTAGTACTAAAGATTATCCAGAAAGACGCTATATTTTAAAAACAGTAAATCAGATGTTTGATCAAGGAACTATAGCCTATAAATGTATTGATGTTGATCTCTCTAACAAATATTATTTAGAATCTAACTACAACGAAATAATCAATGTCATTGAACCGTTATCTAATAGGCTTCCGATTATCGGATATGACAACTCTGTTGAATTTTCACAGATACCAAAAGAAATAATTGATGATAGTTATATGTCTATTATTACAGAAACGTACTACCATGGACCTATCTTTTTTTCTGAGAAAATATTTAATGCTATGTTATATGGTCATATATTCATTTATCTAGGACCAACTCATAGCCTAAAAAGATTAAAAGAGTTAGGATTTAAAACTTGGTCACATATAATAGACGAAAGTTATGATGATATTGATGATCCATATCTTAGATTATTATCTGTTAATAATAGTATTAAGGAATTTTTATCATTGGATATAGAAAGAATTAAACAACTCTACCAAGATAATATTGATATCATTGAACATAATAAAAAATTAGTTTTAGATACTGATATTACTAATGATGTTGTTTCAACAATGTTGGATGCTATTCGTCTGAAGAATGGTCGCGTTTAATTTCACGTACTGGATCATTAAGAAGTTCTGCTAAAGAGTTTTTTATTTGTACTCTTTCATATCCAGAATCTCTAACTTTAATTGCTTGTCTGCCTATTGCTTCTAAAGGTTGATCGTCAATTCTAGCCTTTTTGAAGTCGTCCTCTAAACTCCAAACATAATCGTGATGATCAATTAACTTTAATAACAATGGATGATCTAATTCTAGATCAATTTCTTTAATTTGTTCAGTATAAAAGTCAAGCTCTTCTTGATTAGCGCCGTTGGTTCTACGATGTTTAACAACACTGATAGCATATCTATCTACTAGTTCTATAACTGGAAATTTCATTATACTGTGAAACTTTCTCCACAACCACAACGTGCTGACTCATTTGGGTTAATGAACTCAAAACCTTCATTGAGTCCTCGTTTTTGATAATCTAACTGTAGCCCTTCAAGGTACACAAGATCCTTCTTGCTTATAACTACATTAACTCCTTTGTCCTCAAATACTTCATCTAGTCCTTCTTCTGGAGCATCAACAAATTCTAACACATAAGCCATACCTGAACAGCCAGTAGTCCTAACCCCAAGTCTTAGACCAAATGTACCTTCTCTGTGTGTTATGTGATACAGTGCTTTTTCAGCGGCCTTATCAGTCAAAGAGATCATCTACGTCCTCATCTAATCTTTCCATAATTATACGTCTTTCTTCATCGGTATAATTATACCATTTAATAATTTCTTCGTCAGTTCTACCACAACCAACACATTTATTATCTTGTAATCTACATACTGATATACAAGGAGTTTCTATTAATTTAGTTTCCATGTTTCTTTTGATAATCTTTTATTGCTGATTTGATCGCATCCTCAGCAAGGACAGAGCAATGAATCTTGACGGGCGGAAGTGCGAGTTCCTCCGCGATATCGCTGTTTCTAATTGCGGTGGCTTCATCCAGTGTCTTCCCCTTGAGAAGTTCTGTGACGAGACTACTACTTGCGATAGCACTACCACAACCATAAGTCTTAAACTTAGCATCTTGAATAATTCCATCTTCTACCTTGATCTGTAATTTCATTACGTCGCCACATGCTGGAGCGCCGACCATACCTGTGCCCACAGACGGATCTTCTTTATCTAGTGATCCTACATTTCTAGGGTTTTCATAATGATCTAACACTTTAGCACTATAGGCCATTTGTAATCTCCATATTTAATATGATTATTTTACAGTATTTATTGACCAAAGTCAATTAGTAAATAGATTTGTTTCTTTTTTTGCCGGCTCGTCTTGCCATTTTTGATACTGTATCTACTGGTGCTGTTGTGCTTTGTCCGGTTGGTGTATTAGTTGTTGTCTGATCAGAAATATCAGTTAACGAATGAAGTTCAACATAATCTTTATTAAATGTTTTAATAAGATTTTTAACTGTTGGATTGTTGTTTGCTTGTATTAACGCATTGTAATCAAAATTCTTATCAGTGTTTAATACCAGATTAATAATACTTTGTGTAGATATTTTAGGAATTTTGTCTTGGTCTTTGTATCTATGTTGAATTAACTCCAGAGCTGTTATTAAATTTTGTTCTGGAGTTGATCCTTTTGAATTTAATTCATTAATTCTCATGAAATTAACGTTTTTCTCTACCAAGCTCTTGGTCACCACCAACAGCGGCATCTGTGCCAGCAAATCCATCTGTTTCTTCTTCGCTGTCAACATCTAAATCGCTTTCTTCTGGTGCTGGTAAATCCATTGGTTCTGCTACTGCTTCACCTGTTAATACTTTAACACCAGTATCAACGTCTTCACGTGTTACTTGTAGTGTAGCCATTAAGTTTTCTAAAGCAGGCATTACTGTGTTTTTAAAATCTTCTGCTTTTTCTAGTCCAATTTGATCGCGGATACTATCTGCTAATTGAGGTAATTGTTCATTCTGCATTTTACCAACTTGTTCGATGGTATCTTGTATTGAATCTACCATATCTTTAGCGGCTAATAAAACTTCAGCATCACCTACTTCACCTTCAGTGATAATTTCGTCTGCTGTATCTGTGGACTCTTCAACTTCAACAATTTCAGTTCTTTCGTTTAACCATTGAGTCAACCCTTCTTTAACTGTTAATAATTCCATGTAACGAGGATTAGTTTCAGCAGTGTGTAAATCTACACTATGTCTGATTTTATTTAGATTTGTTGTAATTGTTTCGCTGAGTTTTTCTGCTTTTTCTACTGTTAACTTATCAAAGTCAATGGTAAATCCAAAGCGACTTTCTAATATTTTGTTAGTTTTTTTAGAACTAAGCGTTGGCATTTCTGTTAGTTTCATGAGAACATTCCTAAATTTAAACTTTAATGTATTTAGCCAATTCTAAGGAATTCTTAATTTCTTTTTTGACTATTTCTAATTTATCCATGGTATCTAGATACCTACTTGAATATACGTCTTCCATAACTATATCATTTCTATCTACTGCTGACTTATATCTGCTTCTATATATTATAGCATCAAATTCTAATCTGTTAATAGTACGATCAGCATCTAAAATTCTATCTGCTAATTCATGGTTATTTTTATACAACGCAATACTATAAAATATAGCATATTTACGACTATAAAATTCTTTAATTATATTTTGCCTTTCAATTACGTACCATATGTCTTTGTCAATTTTTTTAACTTTTTTGTCACCCACAAGAATATCAGTGCCAACTTGGTAACAAAATGGCAGTTCGTTATTAAATTTAGATAGATTAATTATTTCCTGTTCAGTAAATCTTTTGATTTTATCTAAGTCAAACTCATTGAGTTGTTTTTTTGTAATAGATTTTCCCTTCTTCATTCCTGGTTCGCACTAATACATCTTTAACTGTTAATTGATTAGCAAGTATTTGCTCTCTTTCATTTAATTGACTTTTAGCAATAGGATCATTACTAAACTTTTCCATAAGTTCAGATTCTTCATTAGTGAGTGGTAAAAGAAGTTTGTTTGTTAGTTCTACTATTTTCATAAAGCCAATCCTTATAGGTTAACTTTATTTATAGTCCAATGACGCCTTTGGATAAAAAAGCAATGACTGCGGCTGTGAGTACACCAATTATAGTAATACCATATTTGATTACTTGAGCATTACGACTACGCTCGTTAGATGTGAGACAGTTCTTGATATCGACCATATGGTTTTCAAGTTTATCCATTCTAGATTCTAAATTGTCCAATTTTTCTTCCAAGTTATTATACCTTTCGGCACATAACTCGACGTGGGCTTCTAGATTCTGCTTCTCAATTTTAGTAGGTGTTGACATAGGTCGCCTTTGTATTAGCGATGCTATCTAATGTGCCTTAAAGTTATGCCTTAATATGTGCCTTAATGTTGTGTCTGAGCATCAAAAATATTACATTAATATTTATTACTAAGGTCTAGGAATAAAGTGTATGTTTTTATATTGACCGTGTGGATAAAATAACGGAACTGGCAAATTAATGGTTTCTTCTAGCCCCATGATTACTGGAACTTTTTCAAAATCTTTATATAAAATACCATATGGATCATTTTCTGTAGCATAAGCATCAATATATTCTACATCAAATTCAAATGCCCACAATTTGTATTTGAACCCTAGATCTTTAAGATAATAGTCTCCAAATTCTAACATGCTTAGATCCTGTTGATCAATTACCAATTGGGAAATACGAAGTACTTGTGTTTTTAAATTTAGAATCTGTTGTATGGTTTCCCAGTTACGTTGCTGATTTCTTTCTTTTTCAAATTTGTCATTCCATTGGGTAACACCAGTTTCAGTGATGTCTATTAGAGTAAATCCCCAATGTGTCCAAATTCTTTGATCAGTTCTCATATAGATATTTATAGACTAGAA